CCCAATTGTTTGTTCATATAATTTGGGATGAAGTCAAGTATTGATTTAGGGCTGTCGGAATAACTATCAAAATATTCGAATTTGTTATCGTTCCTAATTAAAGCAGTCCAATGACCTTGATTGTATTTGGATTCGGTCAATATAAAGCAAAAATCTATTCGATTTGGGAGTAAATCGTAAATATGTTGATATTTTTCAAGATTAGCGTATTTGACGATTTTACAATGTGGGAATGCTGACTCTAAATCAAAGTTGGTGACAAAGTAATTAATAGCGTCAACATATTGCGATTTCTTCAATGTGTTTTCTGTAAATTGTTTCATTATATATTATGAAAATAAAATATACGCCTAAATATATATGACTTCTGTGTATAGTTTGGATGGAAATAGCGTGTTTGAAGTCGCTAAACGGTTTGAGCGTTTAGGTATGAAAGAATTGAAAAAAACACCTGACGAGACAATAGCGAGAATCAAATCCGGTCAAGACACTGGTTCGTCTAAATGGTTGAGCGATTTCAACAATCTTTATGGTTTAGCAAATCAACTACAAGTAAAGACAACACTACAACAAGGGGATCAGTCGTTCTTGAAACAACAACTTGAGGCCGAATATACACAATACAAACTGGATAATGTTGATACTAAAGAAGCAGTTCAAAACCAACTATCTGTACGTCTTGAGGGGCAAACAAAATTGAAAAAAATAATGGAGACAGACGTGGAAGAGATGAATAAAGTACCCGACCTAATGGAACGACGTTTTCTAATTGAAATTGCTCTTGATGTATGGAGCAATAAGTTTGCTGGTGCAGTAAGAGGCAGTAAATATAAAGCAACACTGAAAGAAAACCTTGATTTTATCAAAAACCAACAAATGGCTCTAAAATTAGGGTCACCTGATGTTGCTCAACAAAATATCATATATAAGACACTAAGCCAATCCGACTCAACCATTGCGAATCTTCTTCAACAAATGACACCACTTACTGAATCATTATACAATACATTTAAAAGTAAACTATCACAATGGACGATTGAAATCGATAGTGAATTACAAGAAGCACTTAAAGGCGACGCTCAAACCATAAAAGAGAACTTCAGTGTATCGTCTGCTTCACCTGAAATATCTAAGTATGATGTCATATTCAAGCGACTCCAAAAGAAATATAGCGAATTAAACAACCTCATTCAGAATATGGGTTCAACCATCGATGACCGATCATCTATTAATTTAAACCCAAATGAACCATAGCCCTTTATTATTTTATGGTATATTATATAATGAAAGAATACAATAATGTGGTAGCCAGTATCGGCAAACTAATGTCTCTCGAATCCAAAGTGAATGTAGTAGGTTCAGCGTCTATCAAAAAATCAATCTATTATTCGGATTATGACTTATTTGAAAACGTTAGTGGTAAAAGCGATACAATGATTTATAACCATTTTAAGAGCGTATTTGAAGTGGTAAAGCGGTCAGACAATGTAGTCATTACAGACTTTAAATGTGGTGAAAAAAATGGTGTTTCGTTACGCTGGACGTATGAAGAAATCAAGAACAATAATAATCAAGGTGTGAGTTTTGCGGAAGCGTTACGACATAAGTCGATGATAAAAATGGACATTGTGGCTTTAGTATCGGGTCGATTTGTTGAGATTACAGAAGTATACAACATTTATTTAGATGGAGAACCAAATATGTCTATTATGACTCTAGAAGAAATCGTTGAAAATATTAAAAATGAATACGCCATGGAAGTTCGAGACGGAAATTATATGAAAGCATTAAAACGAATGTTTAGTTTGTTAAAACTTAAAAACGAAGAACCACAGAAACAAGAACTTTTGCTCGAATATTTTAACTCACCCAATGGTCTCATATACCGATGTAAGAGTGATTTAGAGACGATGTTGTTGGTGTTGGATAGTTCAAAGTTTAATTTAACAGAAATACGTGAAAGTCTACAACTTCTTAAAGAAACTATATCCGCTTTTCCAGTAGTGAACGATTTAGAAGAAATAAGTAAAAAGAAAAAGAAGAACGAAATGAAACCATTATTAAGGAGACAAATTAGAACGCTGAAAAAAAACATCAACGAACAAGCCAAACGATTCATTTCACAAAAAGGACTTTAAACTTGTTTGATGTATTGTAGTTGTTTTATCTCGTAAAATAGTTTCGGATTAGTTCTTTTTAAGTAATTCATTATTTTGGTTATTTCAATCATAGATATTGGATTATTTTAGTTAGGTTTATATTACTTTTCATAGAATCATATAAAAATTAAATCTAATCTTTATATAATGTTGAATTTCGAATCCGTTGGTAATCCTATTGCTAAAATTATCGATAAAAGGAATACAAAGAAGGAACAAATTGTTTATTTATCCGATCCGGAGCTGGATGGCGAAGTTCGTAACGGATATACCACAATTGATTTAGAACCACACCAATCATTTCAGCAAGTTGCTAGTAACAAAGAACGAGACATATTGTATATAACTGGTGCTAGTGGAAGCGGAAAATCGTATTATAGTGCCGAATACATAAAACAATACATAAAAAAGCATCCGAGAAATGAGGTTATGTTATTTTCGTCGGTTGGTGATGATGCGGTATTGGACAAAATAAAGAAAGTGAAGCGGTTTAAAATACACGATGATGACTTTGTTGGAGAACAATTTTCAATCGACGATTTTAAAGATAGTTTACTCATATTCGACGACGTTGATTGTATATCAAGCAAACCGATTTTAAAGAAAGTGTATGAAATATTAGACAAAGCACTCACAACAGGAAGGCACACTGGAACGAGTGTGGTTTACACGACGCATACGGCTTGTAACGGCAAAGCTACCAAACTTATTTTGACCGAATCGCATAGTGTAACCTTTTTTATGAATGCGATGGGGGGGAAATCTTCAAAATACTTGTTGGACTCTTATTTAGGACTTGACAAGAAACAAATTGAAAAGTTGAAAAATGTCAAAAGTAGATGGACTACTATTATGAAATCATACCCGCAACTGGTTCTCACACAACGAAAATTGACTTTTAGCAAGGATTTATAAACACGTAACACTTTTTTTTATCTTAACTTAGTATATATGAGAACTTTAAAAACGCTTCGTGATGGGTGTATTGATGGAGGTAAATTGGTTGAATATGAAATGGTTGAAGACACAAACGAACATACAGGAACTACCACTTTAGAAGTAGCAAAATACGATAGTATGCTTGAATCAGGTTTTTATTTAATTACAGGAGAGATTGCTTTTGAATTTAAAACAGATCAAGCGTATTTTCCTTTGTCGAATGTTCACGAGAAGTTTGCCTTGAATTATACTGACCAAGATAGTACCACCCAAGAAATTGTTTTAGACGTAACGAATTCCTTCGTGTCGACTACTCCTACGACATCTAACTACACAGCGGGTAAATATTACATCAATAAACCAATTTATATTAATGATAATGTAGGCGAGTTTAATTTGGTTATGGGAGCATCCGAATTTGATGGTGTTTCTGAACCCACAGACTTTACCGGAAGTGACACTTCAGATTTTTCTTCCACTTTTAAATCTATGGAATGGAGCGATGACTTTACGTGGAATGATACGTTACTAACCAACACAAACACGACTAGCGGAAATGTTATTGAAAGTTCTTTAACTACTTTTACTTTAGATACATTTGACATAGCTTCCGGCAAAGATGGATCCATATTTAATGCCCAAGTTCAATTTCAATGCTTCACAGAAAGTGGATTTTCAGATGCTGGTGTTTCCGCTGGACCAGTGATTGGATATTCCGCATTGGGAGCGTGTCATCTTATATTGTTAAAAGACGGAGTTGAAATAAATCGTAGTTCCATTGCGTCATCCGAGAGTGGAGATATTGTCGGCGTGTATAAAGCTCCTCTCAGTATTAATTCACGACTTGATGCTGGGTCTTACGAACTTCAAGCGTCGGGATGTGGTCTATACAGCGGTGGTGCTAGGAGTCATATTGGGAATAAAAAGGGTATAGTCAATGTATTGGTTAGCAGAGCGGGAAGTGGCTCTAATAATACATACAATACCGAAGATTCAGCACTCTCTTATGTGACTTTGGCAGAGCCCGTCTTTGAAGAAGTAACGATTGGCGGGACAACCGCTGAAACGGGGACGTATTTATACCAATCTATATCGAGTGGTGTAGGTAATTTACCAAACTTCAAATTTCTTGGGGACGACTCTTCCATTCATCTTCGCCGTATTTTTTAATTGAATTATAAATTAGAATTAAAATGTAACTCTAATTTATATGTATGAACTTACTCTAGACGAGCAGTTTATGATTTTTTGTATTTTGGACGACATTAATCGGTTGTTTTTTTATGATTAATCGGTTGTACGACGCTTATTGATATGAAGCAATCCGTCGAGTTCATCTATTCTGTGTTTATATTCAAAATTATTCTCTACAAATTCATCATCTTCGTAGTCTCTCGATAAACATTGTTTGTCTTCGTTCACCGCATCTGTGAATGCTATTTCGCACATAGACCTTGTAGGTACTTTCATTGGCAGGAATATATCCATTTCTCCGTGATTGATATCGTGGCGAACTATGGATAGAATGTACATATATATTATACACAGACAAAAGTTTTTGAAAA